AGCAATGGCTGCAGGAGGCAACTCAACAAGTGCTGCCACTGGAGTAGGTAATCCAGGAGAAGAAGCGGCGGCGGCTCAGGCTGCGGCGGATAAGGCGGCAGCTATTGGTGCTGGACAAGATGGTGAGATGGCAGACATGGGCGCGGCGATGACTGCAAATGCTGCACAAGCTGATGCTATTAAATCTGGTGCGCAAGACGATGTAACTGGCGTTGATAAGGCTGTGGCAGCTAATGCTGCGGCTCCAGCTACTGCTCCAGCTACTACAGCTACTCCTACTGCTTATAAAGGCAACGCAGGTGCTCAAGATATTCAAAAGTTAAATCCAGCTATTAAAGACGTCAACAAAATACAAGTTGGTCAAAAGATTAAATTACCTAACGGTACTGAGTATACAGTAAAGCCAGGTGACACACTAGACAAAATTGCCAAAGGCGGAACATCAGCACCTGCTGCTAAGCCAGCGGCGGCGCCTGCTGCTAAGCCAGCGGCGGCGCCTGCTCCAGGACGTAAAGATCTTGACATAACAACAATAGCTAAGCCAGCCGCCACAGCAGCACCTGCGGCTGCACAATCAGCGCCTGCAAAAACATTTGCACAAGATACTGCTGCAAGAAAATCAGCAACACCAGGATTACCAGCAGCACCTACACGTGGTGGCCCTATGGCTCCTCCAGCAACAGCGGCTGCACCTACTAGGGTACCTACAGCGGCACCAAAGTTACCAGCCGCTGGCACTACGTCAACCCAATCTAATCAATCTGTACAAGGTACAATGAAAATGGGCAAGCCAGATGGTCCTATTACATTCAACGGTAAACAAGTACAGCCAGGTGCTCCAGAATATGCAGCAGCTTCGGCGGCATTAATCCAAGCTCAAGGTGGTGCACGAAATTTTAGAAGTCGAAACGATCAAAACGTAGAGAAAAACTTAGCAGCAAGTGGTGCACCAGTATCAGCAGGTGCTCCTAATGTTGATAAAAGCGCCTATGAAGAATCTTTAAGTAGAATGTTATCTATTGCCGGCTTAAGATAATAAAGCAATACGCTCAAAAATAGCAGCATTGGCTGCTATTTTTTTGACTTCTCTTGACCTTAATCACTAATTACTATATACTAACACTTTACTAGGAGATGCTATGAGCACAAGAATGTACGGACCTGAAGAAAAAGCCAAACTTGAAAGATTAATCAACGAAGGCTCGACTGTTCTTCGAGAGATCGAGGACTTAAAAGAAGGGCTCAGAGAAACGGTTAAAGCAGTAGCAGAAGAATTAGAAATTAAACCAAGTGTTATCAACAAGGCAATTACCATTGCACATAAAGACAATTGGAAAGAACATGAATCCGCTTGGGAAGATGTTGAAATGATTTTGGGTGTAACTGGACGCTTGCCGCAAGATTAATGGATTTCTTAAAAGGCATCTACAATTGGGCAAGGACAGACTATCAAGAATGGCCTACTCGATTTACACTGGAAATTACAGCATGGTTTATGAGTTTAGGTTGCGCACTAGTGTTAGCAGCCGGAGCAACTGATCCACTGTTTTTCTATCTCTATCCAGTCTTTATTGCACAGTGTGCTATATTTGGTTGGGCCGCTTGGACTCGTAAAAGTACAGGCATGGTAGCTAACTATATTCTATTAGTCACTATTGATCTAATAGGCTATGTTAGACTGTTAAATATGTAATAGAAGGTCGGCGGGCCATAAACCGCACAGTAGGTATTTGCAAGCCTCAATTTGCATAGGAGAAAATTTAATTGTACGTAGACGCATATTTTCAGCGAGATGCTGACATCATCAAAGTTGTCGAACGTTCTAATGAAGGCAAAAGAGTCTTTAAAGAATTTCCAGTTCGATACACTTTTTATTATCCCGATCCAAGAGGCAAATACCAAAGTATTTACGGGGAACCTCTATCAAGAGTTATTGCAAAAAATTCAAAAGATTTCCGTAAGGAAATGGCTATTAACTCTAATAAAAAATTATACGAAGCAGATATTAATCCGATCTTTGTATGTCTAAGCGAAAACTATCTCAATCAGGATGCACCAAAGCTCAATGTAGCTTTCTGGGATATTGAGGTAGACTTTGATCCAGAACGTGGCTATGCTAGTCCAGAAGATGCATTTATGCCTATTACTGCAATCGCTGTCTACCTACAATGGCTAGAAACTATGGTCTGTCTTGCTGTGCCTCCAAAAGGCATGAGTATTAAACAAGCAGAAGAACTTGTTAAAGAATTTCCTAACACGCATATCTTTGACAACGAAGCAGACATGCTGGACACATTCTTAAACTTAATACAAGATGCAGACATCCTAAGCGGGTGGAACAGTGAGGGCTTTGATATGCCATATACTGTTAATCGTATTACTAAGGTCCTAAGCAAAGACGATACACGTAGACTCTGTTTGTGGGATCAATTTCCCAAGAAGCGCGAGTACGAGAAATATGGTAAAACAGCTACTACTTATGATCTACATGGTCGTGTACACTTAGACAGCCTTGAACTATATCGCAAGTACACATATGAAGAACGCCATACCTATCGATTAGATGCTATTGGAGAAATGGAGATTGGTGAGACCAAGACAGTCTACGAAGGCACACTCGATCAACTGTATAACAATGACTTTAAAAAGTTTATTGAATATAACAGACAAGACTGTGCATTGCTTGATAAACTAGATAAGAAACTAAAGTTTATTGATTTATCTAACAAACTAGCACATGAGTGTACAGTGTTGCTACAAACTACAATGGGTGCGGTAGCTGTTACAGAACAGGCTATTATTAACGAATGCCATCGTAGAGGATTTCAAGTTCCTAATAGAACTAAAATGGAAGAACGAGAAGGCAACGAAGGAGCCGCTGGTGCATATGTAGCCTATCCTAAAGAAGGTATTCAAGATTGGGTGGGGTCTCTAGATATTAACTCATTGTATCCTAGTGCGATTCGTGCGCTTAACATGGGTCCGGAAACTATCATTGGTCAGTTGCGGCAAACTAACACACAAGACTATATCGATAACTTAACTGCTAAAGGTAAAAGTTTTGCGGCAGCTTGGGAAGGAATGTTCGGTAGCGTAGAATATACTGCTGTAATGAACAAAGAGATTGGTACTGAAATTACCATTGACTGGGAAGATGGTAACGTCGATGTTCTAAGTGCTGCCGAAGTATATCAATTGGTCTTTGAGAGTAATCAACCATTTATTCTAAGTGCTAACGGTACTATCTTTACTTACGAAAAAGAAGGTATTATTCCCGGTTTGCTCAAGCGTTGGTATGCCGAACGTAAAGAGATGCAGGCCAAACTAAAGGAATGTATTAAAGCAGGAAATAAAGTTGAAGAAGAATACTGGGATAAACGACAGCTCGTTAAAAAGATTAATCTTAATAGTTTGTATGGTGCCATTCTTAACCCCGGTTGTCGCTTTTTTGATAAGCGTATTGGACAAAGTACTACATTAACTGGTCGTGCTATTGCTAAACACATGGCTGGCAAGGTTAATGAAATTATTACAGGAGATAATAACCATGTTGGAAAAGCTATTATCTACGGTGATACTGATAGTTGTTATTTTTCTGCTTATAAGACGCTTAAGAAAGATATTGACTCGGGATCGATTCCGTGGACCAAGGAAACCGTAATACAACTTTATGACCAAATTGCCGACGAAGTTAATAACACATTCCCGCAATTTATGCTTGACGCCTTTCATACGCCAAAGACACGCGGAGAAGTTATTAAAGCGGGTCGAGAGATTGTTGGCAGTAAAAGTTTGTTTATTACTAAGAAACGTTATGCTGTTCTTTACTATGATAAAGAAGGCAAACGTCTTGATGTAGAAGGTAAACCGGGTAAGATCAAGGCCATGGGCTTGGATCTGAAACGTAGTGATACGCCAGAATTTATTCAAAACTTCTTAAGTGATGTGTTGGAAAAAGTCTTGACTGGTTTTACTGAAGAACAAGTTTTGGATCATATTACTGAATTCCGTACTAACTTTAAAGCCCGTCCAGGTTGGGAGAAAGGTAGCCCTAAACGTGCTAACAATATCACTGCCTATCAAGGTAAAGAAGAAAAGAACGGCAAGACCAATATGCCAGGTCACGTTCGTGCCAGTATTAATTGGAATACACTCAAACGTATGTATGACGACAAATATTCTATGGGTATTACAGACGGAGCCAAAGTAATCGTTTGTAAACTTAAAGAGAATCCACTGGGGTTTACTAGTGTAGCTTATCCAGTGGACGAACTTAGACTGCCTCAGTGGTTTAAAGATTTACCATTTGATCACGAAGAAATGGAAGCTACAATCATTGATAACAAATTAGAAAACTTAATTGGGGTTCTAAATTGGGATATCAGATCAACCGAACAGACAAATACTTTCAATAAATTATTTGACTTCTAACCTAAAAACCTATATACTATACAACAAAGGAAACAATCATGCAAGATATTTTAAAAGACATCGTAGCGCATACACATCAACTAGGCTTTTTGCCGCTAGTTAAAGTCACAGGAGAAAAAGATTCTACTACAATTGAATCTATGGCTGAAGACCGCTCAGTTATTGTTACTGCTAAAACACATAAAGCAGTTGACGAATTCGACGGCGTCTTTGGTATGCCCAACTTAGACAAGTTAGCATTACACTTAAAGAACCCAGAGTACAAAGAAGGTGCAAGCATTGAAGTTGTTAAACAACAACGCAACGGTGTTGAAATCCCAACTAGTTTGCATTTTCAAAATGCAACTGGGGACTTTGTTAATGACTATCGATTTATGAATAGTGAAATCATTAACGAAAAACTTAAGACAGTTAAGTTTAAGGGTGCTAACTGGGATATCGAATTCCAACCGGCTGTAGCAAGCATTGGAAGACTTAGACTACAGGCACAGGCACATACAGAAGAAACTGTGTTCCAGGTTAAAACAGACGACGGAGATCTAGTATTCTTCTTTGGTGATGCAAGCACACACGCAGGTAGCTTTACATTTCAATCTGGAATTAAAGGTAAACTGAAACAATCATGGTCTTGGCCTGTAAATCAAGTAATAGCTATTCTTGCACTTGACGGTGACAAGACTATGAAGATTGCTGATGCCGGTGCTATGATGATTACTGTAGACAGTGGGTTAGTTGAATACAACTACATTCTTCCAGCACAGAGCAAGTAATGGATAAGAAAGTAATATGGCCTGTTTGGGCAGGCGCAGTACTAATCTCATGGTTATATTTGATCTTAACCGGACCTGGATTTGCATTGTATGACACACACTGGTTATATGCTGTAATGATGGTGTTCGGGTCAGCAATTGCTGGATTTACACCAGAAGGTGGCGGTGCTGTTGCTTTCCCGATATTAAGTCTGTATTTTAAAATCACTCCAATGGCTGCTAGAGATTTTAGTCTAGCAATACAAAGCATCGGTATGGTCTCGGCAGCTATTTGGATTTTGACTAGAAAAGGTCATAGTTTATCAACCTTCAAATGGGTTCCGTTTTATGCACTAATTAATTTTGCTGGATTTATTTTTATGTCTAGCATTTATCATCTAGTTGCATTTAAGACTGTACAGATGTTGTTTGTAAGTCTAGCTCTGTCTTTTATTGTAGCATATCTAGTAACACGGAATGATAGCAATCAAGATAGAATAGATATTGACAGTAAAGAACGACTACTTAGTTTTAGTTTTTGGTCATTTATCGGCGGATGTGCTAGTGCAATGTTTGGTACAGGATCAGATATGTTGATTTATATTGCACTTACCTGTTATTACGGAATGAAGGAAAAGATCAGCACTGATATTAGTATTGTTCTTATGGCAGTTGTTACTGTTTTCGGTATTGCTTATAGAGGCCTAGTCCTTGACGCTATTCAGCCAGAAGTATACTATATGTGGTTAGCGGCAATGCCTGTAGTGTTATTCTTTGCACCATTTGGTAATATTTTACTAGGGTGGGTTAAGAAAGAAACTATGCTGTGGACTGTCTTAGCTATGAATGCTGTAAATTATTTTTACTTTATGAGTAAAAATCTTCCACTGATTGTGCCAACAGTTGTAACGTTATCTACAATGTTAGTTATATTTGTAGGTAGCTTTTATCTTAAAAAGAAATTTAATGAATAAAAATTTAACAGCAACACAAAGCGATTACGCATACTTCTTGCCAGCAACATCTGGCTTTTATAGTACGTTTATCGGAAAACAAAGATACGGCAATTATGTAGATCCTGCACGTATACCACCAAGTTTAGCCAATGGTGTAGAAAGTCTCAATTATCTAAATCCAGATAAAGGTGCATTTTACTTTGATCATTGCCTATACTCTGCAGGACATGCTAACTTAGATCTCACTAAGCCAGATGAAACTGAGGACATGTTCCGTAATAGAGACCGCAGTACTAGTTGGGTATTAGGTGACTCGGGCGGATTCCAGATTGGTAAGGGTGTATGGGAAGGTGAGTGGCGTGATCCTACAGGCCCAGAAGTTGCTGCCATGTGGGCAGAAGTCAATGCCAAAGGTGTTGAGCTAGTTCCACAAGTACATCCTACAGGTCATCCTAAGACTGATAAGAATGGTAATCCTAAATATACTAAGATTGATCATCCTAAACTTTATCAAGCTCGTTTAGATGCCGCGCAGAAGAAACGTGAACAAGTATTAACTTGGATGGACACCTTGATGGACTACGGCATGGTGCTTGATATTCCAGCTTGGGTAGAACGTAGTCCTGCTGGACGTAAAGCTACTGGCATTGAGTCGTATCAACAGGCAGTAAATGCTACACGTTTTAATAACGAATACTTTATTAAACATCGTAATGGTAACTGCAAGTTCTTAAACGTTCTACAAGGTGAAACACACGATCAAGCAGATGATTGGTATCAACAGGTTAAAGACTTCTGCGATACTAAGATCTACGGTGCTAAAGCATTTAATGGTTGGGGCATGGGTGGACAGAACATGTGTGATATTCACCTTGTACTCAAACGCCTAGTAGCTCTACGCTTTGACGGATTACTGGAACAGGGTCAACATGATTGGATGCACTTCTTAGGTACCAGTAAACTCGAATGGGCTGTGCTACTAACAGACATTCAACGTGCTGTACGCAAGTATCACAATCCAGACTTTACTATATCGTTTGACTGTGCTAGTCCGTTCCTAGCTACTGCCAATGGTCAGATTTATATCAACACAGAAACTGAAGATCGCACTAAATGGGTCTATCGTATGCAAGCAAGTGCGGATGATAAGAAGTATGCTACTGACAGTCGCTTGTTTAAAGATGCAGTATTGCAGGATAAGATATTTGAGAAGTTCGAATC